TGGCTAAGGCATTTGGCGCAGGCGCAGATTTTGTCATGTTGGGTTCTATGTTAGCAGGTACAGATCAAGGTGGAGGGGAAATCGTGTCAGAAAATGGCGATAATCCTCAAGTAATTTTTTATGGGATGAGTTCAGAAACTGCCAATGATAAACATTTCGGCGGATTAAAAAATTATCGAAGTTCGGAAGGACGAACCGTTTTAATCCCTTATAAGGGTGATGTTAATAAAGTAGTACAGGATATCCTTGGGGGATTACGATCTACATGTTCTTACGTAGGAGCACCCACGCTAAAACAATTATCAAAATGTACAACCTTTGTACGATGTACTCAGACGCATAACACTATCTACGAAAAAAACACAATAGGTAAATAACCAGCAAGTATGCCACCATAAGGATAAATACATTGGAGGCATACTTGATGGACAAGAGTGTATATCTATTACTTAAAACACACAACAGCACAGGTCTAAAATACCTGTGCCGCCATATCACGAAATACGAAAAGACTTGTTACACTTACAAAGGTAGCGGCGTTCGTTGGACAAGGCATTTAGAAAAACATGGCAACGATGTAACCACAGAAATACTTGCCAAATGCAATACTATAGAAGAAGCGAGAATACTTGGACTACACTATAGTGAAAAATGGAACATAGTAGAAAGCGAAGAGTTCGCTAATCTTGTTCCAGAAGACGGACAAGGAGGGGGAGAGCCTGTTAAACATCGCAAAAGACACGGAAATAGATTTGGATACGAAAGAGAACCAAACAGATATATAGGTAACGACAATTACTCCAAACTTCCAGAAGTTCGACAAAAAATATCTGAAAGGTTAAAAGGACGAGAGTTTAGCGACGAACATAGACATAAGCTGAGTGAATCTTGTAAAGGTCGAGAGCCCTGGAACAAAGGCAAAGCAAACCCGCACGCTCGCACAGATCACATGAATAACATGCCTCCTATAGAATGCCCGCATTGCGGCAAACAAGGACCGAAAGGTGCTATGATAAGATGGCATCTTGACAATTGTAAGAAAAAACTTTTATAATGATGTGTTCATGAGATAAATAAAATTCGTAAACTGCACCAAATATGGGCAGTCTAAGAGCATAGTGCTCAAAATAGATCTTACTTTATAAGGAGATAGAACATGTCTAAGATCATCGGTATTGACTTGGGAACCACAAATAGCTGCGTGGCTATAATCGAAGCAGGAAATCCCAAAGTAATCGAAAATTCAGAAGGTGCTAGAACTACCCCCAGCATCGTCGCATACACGGACAACGAAGTCCTTGTAGGTGCTCCCGCGAAACGGCAGGCAGTAACAAATCCTAAAAACACTGTCTATGCTTCAAAACGCCTAATCGGAAGAAAATTCCAAGAGAAGGCAGTGCAGAAAGATATCGATCTCATGCCCTACGAAATCATCGAAAGCAAAAACGGTGATGCATGGGTGCGAGCTAACGGCAAGGAATTGGCTCCTCCACAGATTTCCGCGGAAGTCCTGCGCAAGATGAAAAAGACCGCAGAAGACTATCTAGGCACCACGGTCACACAGGCAGTGATAACTGTGCCTGCCTACTTCAACGACCAGCAGAGACAGGCCACTAAGGATGCTGGACAGATCGCCGGCCTAGAAGTTCTGCGTATCATCAACGAACCTACTGCGGCTGCACTAGCCTACGGCGTCGATAAGAAAGACGGCAAAGATCGTAAGGTTGCGGTCTACGACCTAGGTGGCGGAACATTCGACGTATCGATCATCGAGATCGCCAACGTCGACGGAGACAAGCAGATCGAAGTCCTTTCTACCAACGGTGACACATTCCTCGGCGGTGAAGATTTCGACCAGCGTATCATGGATTATCTAGTAGAAGAGTTCAAAAAAGAACAAGGCGTCGATTTGACCAAAGACATGTTGGCTCTGCAAAGACTAAAAGATTCAGCAGAAAAAGCTAAAATTGAACTATCTAATAGCGCTCAGACAGAAGTCAATCTTCCCTATATCACAGCCGATGCAGGTGGACCTAAGCATATGAACATCAAATTGACTAGAGCCAAATTAGAAAGCCTAGTCGACGAATTGATCCAAAGAAGTCTAGAACCTTGTCGCATCGCTATGAAAGATGCAGGAGTTACCGCAGCCGATATTGATGAAGTGATCCTAGTAGGCGGTCAGACTCGCATGCCAAAAGTGCAGGAAGCTGTTGAAAAATTATTCAACAAGACTCCACGCAAGGATGTAAATCCAGATGAAGCGGTAGCTGTAGGTGCTGCTATCCAGGGAGCAGTCTTAGGTGGAGACAGAACCGATGTACTGCTTTTAGACGTAACTCCGTTAAGTCTCGGTATTGAAACATTGGGCGGAGTAATGGCAAAAATCATCCAGAAAAATACCACCATACCTACCAAGGGGCAACAGATCTTCTCCACGGCAGAAGACAACCAACCTGCTGTCACTATCAAGGTGTTCCAGGGCGAGCGTGAACTGTGCCAACACAATAAACTATTAGGCGAGTTTAATCTTGAAGGTATCGCTCCCGCTCGAAGAGGTCAACCACAGATTGAGGTAATCTTCGATATCGATGCCAATGGTATCATGCATATTTCTGCTAGAGATAAAGGCACAGGTAAAGAAAATAAAATCACTATCAAATCTGATTCTGGGTTGAGCAAAGACGAAATTGAAAAAATGATCAGAGAAGCAGAAGCTAATGCCGAGGCAGATAAGAAACAGAAAGAACTTATCGAAATAAGAAATTCGGCTGATGCACAGGTGCATGAAGTTAAACGAGATCTGTCAGAATATGGCGATAAGATAACCCAAGAACAAAAAACAGAAATCGAATCAGTGATAAAAGCAGTAGAAGAAGCAGCCAAGGGAGACGATGTTGAAAAAATCCGAGAGGAGATCAATAAAGTTTATCCTGCCATGAAGGTTCTTCTTGACGTGAAATTAGCTGAGGAGCAGACCAAATCACAGAGTGAAACTGAATCTTCGGCTAGGCAAGACGATGTCGTCGATGCCACCTTTACCGAGAAAAAAGATTAACTCGGTTAAAAAAGATCTGTACCGGGTGGGCAGATCTTTTAATCTTACTTCATAAGGAGATGAAAATGAAAATTAAACCTATCAGAGATAGAATTTTAGTAAGACCATTAGATGCAGAAACCGTGACTAAATCGGGAATCGTTATTCCCGATAATGCCACCGAAAAACCACAGCAGGGACGAGTGCTAGGAGCAGGTACAGGCAAAATCACCGAAAAGGGTGAAATAGTTCCTTTGGTCATCAAAGAAGGTGACACAGTTATGTATGGAAAATTTTCCGGACAGACTGTAAAGGTAGACAATGAAGAATTAATCGTCTTGAAAGAAGACGAAGTTATGGCTATCGTAGAATAAGGAGACACTGACATGACAACAAAGCAAGTAACTTTCGGTGACAGCAGCCGAGCAAAATTAGTAGAAGGCGTTAACATCCTGGCCAATGCGGTCAAGGTAACTCTGGGACCAAAAGGTCGCAACGTGGTTATCCAGAAATCGTTTGGTTCGCCAGTAATCACCAAGGACGGTGTCACAGTGGCCAAAGAGATCGAGCTGGAAGATAAACTACAGAACATGGGCGCACAGATGGTCAAAGAGGTAGCTTCTAAGACCGCTGACAAAGCAGGCGATGGTACTACCACTGCCACTGTGCTGGCGCAAAGCATCGTGCGTGAAGGCATGAAGTTCGTCACAGCCGGAATGAACCCTATGGATCTTAAGCGAGGCATCGATAAAGCTGTGGGTGTAGCTGTAGAAGAGTTGAGCAAAATTTCTAAAGCCTGCTCAGACAGCAAAGAAATCACTCAGGTAGCTTCCATTTCCGCTAACTCAGACGAGAACATCGGCAACATCATCGCCAAGGCCATGGACAGAGTCGGCAAAGATGGTGTGATCACTGTAGAGGACGGCAAAGGACTTCAGGACGAACTAGATGTCGTAGAAGGCATGCAGTTCGACCGTGGATATCTGAGCCCATATTTTATCAACAACGCTGAAAAACAGCAGGCAGTATTAGAAGATCCTTATATTCTGCTCACAGACAAGAAGGTGTCTAACATCCGCGACCTGCTGCCGGTGCTGGAATCTATCGCCAAGGCCGGAAAACCGTTGTTGATTATCGCCGAAGACGTCGACGGCGAAGCACTCGCCACACTGGTTGTGAACAACATGCGTGGCATCCTCAAGACCGTGGCCGTCAAGGCGCCTGGCTTTGGCGACCGTCGCAAGGCCATGCTCGAGGATATCGCTATCCTCACCAGTGGTACGGTGATCTGCGACGACCTGGGATACACCCTGGAAAAAGCTACCCTTGAACAGTTAGGCAAGGCATCCAGAGTCGAAATCGACAAAGAGAATACCACCATCATCGGCGGTGTTGGTAGCAAAGAAAATATCGATAGCCGAATCAAATCTATTCAGCAACAGATAGAAGTAGCTACGTCTGATTATGACAAAGAGAAACTACAGGAACGTGCCGCTAAACTCAGTGGCGGTGTTGCTGTGATCAAAGTCGGTGCTGCTACCGAGACTGAGATGAAAGAGAAAAAGGATCGCATCGATGATGCTCTGCATGCTACTCGTGCTGCTGTCGAAGATGGCATAGTAGCAGGTGGCGGTGTGGCCTTGATTAGAGCCCTACAGGCGGTCAAAAATCTCAAAGGTGCTAACACAGATCAAGACGCAGGTATAAAGATAGTACTGAGAGCTATGGAAGAGCCCCTTAGACAGATCGCTACCAATAGCGGAGATTCCGCAGACGTTGTGGCTGCCAAAGTAGCTGAAGGCAAAGGTAACTTCGGATATAATGCAGCCACACATCAATACGGCGACATGTTAGAAATGGGTGTTATCGATCCTACCAAAGTAACCAAGACGGCGTTGATTAATGCTGCTAGTATCGCTGGCCTGCTATTGACCACTGACTGTACCATTACCGAGGTAGCCAAAGAAGAGAAAGCGACTCCATCAATGGCGGGTATGGATATGTAACATACGACGGGGGCATCGCCCCCGTTGACTTACACACACGGAGACGATAAAATATAAATATGTTTGTGAACACCTAGATGGGTTCACATATAGGGAATAGGTCCCAAATTATCTTACTTTATAAGGAGAAAATAAAATGACACAATTACAGCGTTTTGACACACAGGCTCTGAACAGAGCACTTGTTGGATTTGATAGGATCTTCGACGATATGGAACGTAGATTCGCTAATCAAATATCCAATAATTATCCACCATATAATGTAGCCAAGTTACAGGAAAATCTCTACGAAATCGAAATGGCAGTGACTGGTTTCGAAAAAGACGAGATCAGGGTAACCGTAGAACAGAACGAACTAACTATCACTGGAGAAAACAAAGAGGAAACAGAGGTTACTGTCGAGTATCTACATCGTGGCCTTGCTCTACGGAATTTTGAACGCAAGTTTACTCTCGCTGAGCATATGAAGATCATCAGCGCCACCATCAAGAACGGTGTGCTACAGATCAGGATCGAGCGTGAAATTCCCGAGGAAATGAAACCTCGAGTGATCGACGTAGTAGAAATCAAGTAAGCCATAGGGGAGGTTTATCCTCCCCACAATGATCGGAGAAAAAATGCCAGCAGTGGACACAGAAGTCAAGAATAAAACAATCGTAGAAATATCACCTCCTTCTAAGTGGAAAGTGATATTTTTAAATGATGATCAAACTCCTATGGAATTTGTAATGCAATTGCTGACTTCTATATTCAAGCATAACAATGAATCAGCAAGAGAAGTCACGCTTGAAATACACAACACGGGCAGTGGTATAGCAGGAATATACTCTTATGAAATCGCCGAGCAGAGAGGAATAGAAGCCACACAGGTTTCGAGAAGCAATGGATATCCTCTAAGGGTGCATGTCGAAAAAGAATAATGGATTATGATGATCTCAAATTGATTTCTCATCAAAACACCGGTGCGAAACGATTTGGGTACTGGATACGTTTCCGCGATCGTCGTAAACAGATCAATCAGCAGGGACACCGTGGCCGTCGAGAAATGGTAGATTTTTTCGAATCTCGGCTCGGAGGGATTGGCACTCGTTGGCATTACCAACGTGTGAATCAAAATGAAATTTTTCTCAAGATCAATGATGAAAGAGATTTCTTATTCTTGCTCTTGAAACTTTCCTAGCGTTAAATAGTTCACTATGAGCCTAAAAGAAATCACCAAAGATCTGCATCACGA